ACAGGCTTCGCGTATCAAAGAAAAGGACTCGGGATACCGCCTAATTTCGCGCTGGGCAGACCCGTCCATCTTTAATGAAGACCAACACGATGAACGGCAAGAGATCACCACAGCGAAGAAATTTGAGACAGAGGGCCTTACCTATAACGCGGCCAGCAAGAACAGAGCGGGAGCCGACCAGGCGATCAAGGACGCTTTGAATTATCAGCAGCTGCCGACAGGAGAGTTTATTATCAAGCCAGCCTTTTATGTTTTTGATTTTTGTAAACGCACGACGTGGGAGCTGGAGCATTATCATTGGGACGATTGGAGTACAAAGCAGGCAGACAAAAAGAATCCGAAAGAGTCTCCGGTCGATAAAGATGACCACGAGGTTGAAAATCTTGGCCGTTGTCTTTTGATAAGGCCGCCCTTTGTTCCCTTCCAAGAAAATATATATATTCCGCAGGAAATGCACGATGATCCGTATGAGGGAGGGGTTTACTAATCCACAATTGACATCTATTCTACGGGCGTTATTCTTAAAGAGTTAGTATAGGCGAACAATTTAATAAATAAAAAACGAAACGGCTAAACCAAGGCCGTTTTGTCTTTATTTATGAAAATTCAAACATTTAAAAAGAGAGAGTACAAAGGTTGTCCGATATATGTTCGAAGGATGGAGATTACTTTCGAATATATTACAGTCATCAAGAATGAGGTTTATACCTTTCACATTGACCTCAAGCCAAAATTTTTAAACAGTGTTCTTTATTATCTTGGATTGGGCCGGAGATTCAGCGAGAGAGAAGTGCAAGAGATCGTTGCCTATTTGATTAAAGCGGCAGAAGCGACAATCGACACCGTAACAAACGGCACCAAGGAAAATAAAGGGTAATTCTTATCAAAAAAACATAGGGAAATCGCCAGTTTCTCCTATGTCAAAAAAAGTTGAAACATATCAAGCGGAAGAGCTAGATACTTCCCTTGAAAATGAACTTAAGCAATACGAAAAGAAAGATTTCAAGTCTCTTATCGAGCAAATAAACACGGAATACGACATATCGTACCGGTTTATGAAGCCCAAGATAGACGAATGGGCGCTGAGATTGAAACTCTATAATAATCAAAAGCGAGACAAGGAAGCCATTGGCGATCCCTTGCTTTTTACTGTCCACCAAACAGTCTTAGCCTCTCTTTATTCCGATCGGTTGAATGTTGAGTTTGGAGGTTGGGAGCGCGGAGATGAAGAAGTAGCCGACAATTTAAATTCATTGGCCCTCTTTGACTATGACGACATGGAAAAAGACGCCTTTGACTATGACTGGGACTGGGAAGCCTCGTTTTTTGGCCGGGCTTTGGCTATCTTTATGGATTTCGATAGGGAAAGGAAGCTACCGATACCAGAAGGGATAGATATGATGACTTGGTTGAGGGACCCTTCCGCCAAAAGCGTCAGGGGAGACTTGAGAGGACGCGGAGCTATGCGCTTTGGAGGACGCGAGATCCGCTTGAGCAAGACGAAGATGAAAGAATCCGGCGTTTATTTCAATTTTAAAGGATTAAGGTCTGATGGGTACGATTATAATTCCTTGCTGGACCAGAGCATAACGACCAGGCAATCGAATAATGGATTTTCCAGCGGAGACAAAAGCCTAGAGATCAAGGGAGACAACGCCGACCACAGAATCTTGGAATGGTTTACGAATTGGCAAGGGAAGATGGTTTTGGTTAGTTTGGCGCAGAAGAGACAAAGAGTTGTCCGATATACGGAGCTTAAATATAAGCCTTTCCCGATCATAGACAGGACCATTTATCCGATAGCTTACGATTGGGACAGCGTTTCTATCCCTGACCTTGTAGAAGACAAGCAACGGGCCCGCAGCGTTGTCCAAAACCTAGGGTTGAAGTCCGCCAAGGCCGGACTGCACCCGATGTATCTCTACAACACCAACAAGATCAAGAACCGCAACGATCTTAATTTTGAATTTAACAAACACATTCCCGTCGATGGAGATGTTTCAAATGCCATAGCGGCCGTTGAAAGGCAAGGAGTCAAGCAGGAGGTCCAATGGATAATGGACGTTTTGGATACCGCGGCACAGAAAGCCACAGCCACCCCCGACATTCAACAAGGAGCAAATTCTACCGAGAGACGCACAGCCACAGAGTTAAACTTGGTTTCTTCAAAGGTTGATACCAGATATTCGCTATCCGCGAAGATTTTTGGTTGGTCCGATAAGAAATTTTGGGGCCAATGGTACCAGATCTACAAGAAATGCTTTGCCGCCGGCATTGATGAGAAGATCATGCGCGTTGTCGGACCATTAGGAGCTACCCCCCGCAAGCTGACCAGAGAGAACATCGTTATGTCAACCGACCCGGACATTAAAATTGAGAGCCGGACCGTCGCCACAGCCAAGAAACTCGAGAAGTTGCAGTCTTATAGGGCGTTCCTCAAGGATATTTTAGCCATTGACCCGAGCGTGAACTCCCGTTTCGCCTTGAAGCAATTAGGGAAATTATCCGGGATGACCAAAGACGAGGTTGATATGATCTTGCCTCCGACCATCGACGAACTTACGGCCCAAGACGAAAACAAAGGGCTGGAAAAGAACCAAAAACAGGAAGTGAATCCTATTGATGACGATTTGATACACATGGATATTCACAACCGCGCTTCCGATACCCCTTATAAGTATGCCCACATTGAAGCTCATAAGCGCGCGATGATGTTGAAGAAAGAAAGACCGGAGCTTTTCCCGACCCAGCAAAGGGGAACCGTTCAAACCGATACAGATTTAAGCGTTAAGGGTTTAGTGCCAGGAGCAGCTCCTAATAATGGGGCGGTTTCGCCTATGCCTCAAATTCAATGAAGAAAAAGAAAGTGATCGTTGGCAAGGTTGCGAAAGTTGTCCCTAGCAAGAACGCAGAGGGGCAGGTTTTGGAACTCAGGGCTTTATTAATGACCCCAGGCTGGCAGATCGTTAGGAAAAACATCAGCGACAATATCGAAGTTTTGAAATTTCAAATTCTTAGAAAGATTGATTTTAACACGAAGAAGGAACTGGCTGATTTAGAGGTGGACAGGCTTAGAGACCAGCTCAATTTTATGGAGGACATAATCGACACCCCGGAAAAGATTATCGAGCAATTGAGTCCGAACGAGGAGATGGAAGAAGACCCGGACCCTTATTACAAAAATATAAAAGACATCAAATAGGTTTAGAACTGTTGCGTCCAGCGAGAGGCTTTGGCGATTTCCACTTGTAGGGCGCACCAGTTCTAAGCCTGTTAAAGGCTTACCGCCGTCGTCGAAACGGCGAGAGTTAATCGGGTATCCGTAAAAATGGTTTCGGCATTCCAAATTTTACGCGGCCCACAAATCAAATCATGCCAGAAGAAACAACCACCGAGACTCCGATTGCAAACGGACAAGGTGAGACGGGGGAAGGTGCAACAACCCCAGAAAATAGCACACCGGCCGAAGGCCAAGAAGGACAGCCAGCGGAAGGAGCAGGGAACAGTCCTCAAGGCGATGACGAACCGCAGATCAAGCAGAGAAAGACCGTCAAAGACTTCATCATTGAACGCCAAGCTCGCAAGATAGCCAAGCTGAAAGGCCAAGGCGCGGCGGGCGAAGACGATCAAGAAGAAGCTGGCGAGAATCTCGAAGATAAAAAGTTCGTTATAGATACGGTCGAACCTCTTTTAGAACCGTTCATTACAAAGTCCCTACAAGCGGAAGATGAGCAAGAAGTCCAGTCTTTCTTAACAAAGAATCCGGATTTTAAGCCCTACGAAGCCAAAGCCCGCAAATTTATGCAGCACCCCAGCCGTCGAGAATTGCCCATAGAGAGCATTTTCTACGAGGTTGCCGGTCCTGACTTGATGAAGTTGGGCGCGAATCGAGCCAAGCAAGCCGACGATGAAGCCAAAAGAGGCACCACCGGAGGCGGTACGACTCGAGGCGCCGGCGGGGATAAGTCCGCATGGGATATGTCAGACGGAGAGTTCGCCGCGCAGAAAGAAGCAGTCAGGCAAAGGAGATAAAAAGAGCCGAACTGCAATTAAAAATTAACCAAAAAAATGCCTAATACAACCCGAGCACAAATTACACCCGAGAACCAAGAGTTCTACGACAGAAATTTACTAGAAAGAGTCAAACCTCTCTTAGTCCATCTTAAATGGGCCCAAGTGAGGGATTTACCCAAAACACCAGGGACAAACACCATTAAGTTCCGCAGATATACCAGCTTAGTCGCGGCTACTACTCCTCTTACCGAGGGTATTACCCCGTCTGGAAGCCAGCTGTCTATCACCGAAATTACAGCGATCGTCGCTCAATACGGTGATTTCGTAACCTTTACCGATGTGGTTGATTACGAAAGCAAAGACCCTGTCTTGATGGAGACAGGAGAATTATTGGGAGACCAAGCAGCCGACACCCTTGATCAGTTGACCAGGGATATATTGGCCGCCGGCACCTCTAAATCTTTTGCAGGCTCCGGACACACTTTGAGGGTCCAAGTCGCGGATAACGAGATTATAACCCAAACATTGATTGAAAATGCCGTCTTAACCTTGAAAAACAACAAGGCCAAAAAGATGACCACGATGATCAATCCTTCGACGGGTTATAACAGCACTCCGATTCCGGCTTCTTACATCGGTATCATTCACCCGAATGTTGCCGTTGGATTCAAGAACACCACAAATTTCCCGACCTTTGTTCCGGTTCAAAAATACCCGAATCAAAACGGAGTAATGGAAGGAGAAATCGGTTGCGTCGATGAAGTCCGCTTTATTGAGACTACCAACGCCAAAGTCTTTACAGGCTTAGGAGCCGCGGGAGTCGATGTTTACGGAACAATGATCTTCGGATCGAACGCCTACGGTATAACCCGTATTTCAGGAGAAGCGATGAAGAACATTATCAAGCCTCTTGGCTCTGCCGGTACAGCTGATCCTTTGGACCAGAGACAAACCTCCGGTTGGAAAGCTACTTTCGTTGCCAAGATTTTGAACAACGACTTCATCACTCGTATCGAGTCCGCTATCTAGTTCTTTTGAGGAAATCCCTCGCCAAAGCCAATAATCAGGAAGCATAAAAAATTAAAATACTATGCCAATCAAAGAAACAATAAAGTCCCCGTCAAAAGCGCAGGACTACCAAAGAAGAATCGAAGAAACAAAAGCGATATTAGCCAAGGAACCCAAAGTGAGTTTCTTTATTCCTCTAGGAATAGGGGAAAAAATAGGAGCTTACGAAACGGTACAGCTTAACGGTTATAGACTGATGATTAAGAAAGGAGTAGTGGTCGAGATCCCAATCTCCATCCAGGTAATTCTTGCTGAGTATCTGAACATAACCTCCGCGGCCGGGCAGGACAAACTTGCCGATAGAGAGGAAGTCAAAGACGGAATCAGTATCGGCACAGCGCTGTCTTAATAAAAAATAGTTAATGGAAATCGAAAAATCAAATGGCAAAAAGCTTAGGTACATCTTTTACTTTATCTGACGCGGCGATGAGGGCCGCGTTAACAGAGATCCAGGGGGCATTGGTTGACCGTGTGTTGACCAGCGCTGGATTAGCGATCGGAACAGGTTCCAAAAAGAAAGTCAAAATCGTTAACGATACTTACGGGTACGTTGACGGAGTATTGGTAAAGGTTGCGGCCGCGACAGAGGTTACGTTGGCAGGGACCGTTGCCGCTGACGCGTTCAATGTGTATGCGTTGACCGTGGATAGTGCCGGAACAGTTACCGCAGCGATGGGCACAGCTGGAGCTACTTTAGGCGCGGTAGTAATGCCCGCCGTTCCAGCTGATGAGGCAATGATAGGATTCGTGGTTATTAACCCGACTGGTACCGGTGATTTTGTGGGAGCGACCACCGATCTTGATGACGGAACCGTCGTCCCGAATGCGGTCTATATCAACGCCAACAACGGGTTTAACCCGAACGTATTGGGTTTATAAGCCTATAAAGGAAATCGCCACCTTAAGGCTATGACACCAACAGAACTTGCAAGCTTAATCAGATTTTATACCGGGACCAATTCTTCGACGTTTACCGACGCCAACATTTTAATCCTTGTCAACCAACACAAGGATAAACTGGCGGAAGAGATCGTCAAGAAAGATGAGGATATATTCGGTATGAAATTTACGCGTAATTTGCTGGCCAATATCAGGGAATACGCGTTGCCTGACGAGCTTATAAAACTCAAATACTTAGAAGTTAAATTGGACGGGTCCGAGCAGGAGAGAATGGACGAGACGGACTTGGCCCATTATAAAGGCGCGACAGATGAAACGAGCATCATTGAAGCGTACACCGGCAGAAAACCGGCTTTTGATATATTCAGAAAGTCTATTTGGATTTACTCCGGGGACGCGATCATTGATGTTACGGGCGGATTGATCATGCACGGCATTATCTACCCCGCCAATCTGACAACTTTATCCTCCAG